ATGCTCTTCCCAATGGCGGTCTTCTGCTGGAGCTTTTCCAACTGTTCCTTGAGAGCCTTGTTCTCGCTCTCAAGCGACTGAGCTTTGCCAGCGGTATCTTGCAGCTTCATCAGTTCAACCGCGTGAGCAAGACCATTGGGCAATGTCGTAAGAATCGGAATGCGCTGCAACAACTCAGCAGTGCGCTTGTATTCGGGACTGGACTGATCTTTCAACCAAGTCTCCTTCTCGGACAACTTGTTGAAATTATCTGCCCATGTCTTTGCGAAACGCTCCTGTTGAAACTGCTGCTGCTTAACACTCGCCATCTTGCGAACCCCCTCGGCCTTGGCTCGCGCTGCCTTGGCCAACTGGGTGTCGCCATCAGCATCGAACTCCTTGGCCGCAGCCTCGTAGTCCTCCGCCGTGTAGCCCTTGTCATCCCTGAAGGAATTGGCTTCCACACTCTGGGATTGCTCCCGATGCTTCTGCCATTCCTCCCGCTCCCGCTTCACCGCCTCGCGCTCGGCCTTGAGAGCCTCCTTCTCGGCGTTGATCTGCTCCCAGGTCTTGGCTTTACGCTGTTGTTCCTGGGCGAACTTGCTGTTTTCCCGCTTCTGCTCAGCGGGCGGCTTCTGCTCCTGCTTACTCTCGCTCTTGACCGTGTTCTCAACCTCTTTCCCGGCGGACTCCACTTCTGTGGCTTCCTTCTCGGCTGGAGCAACCTCCTGTTTGGTTTCCGGCTGCTCCTTTGCCCGATTGTCGATATCGACACCGGAGTCGAAGTCGTTGGCCAGCGCGAGCATCGCATTGGCATCCATCGCCCCGCTCTGATTCTCTTCTGACATATTGTGCTTTTACTCGTTTGCCGGTCCGCACAGACACAGCAACCGCAACTTGATCCTATTGGTTCGTGGCAGAATCAGGATCATCATCCTGCCCCGTAATTGATTCCTGATCGGCCATCACTTCGATGACCTTCACAAGACTGGCCTGACCCATTGCAAACCCCGCCGAGTATTGCAAATGGTTTCGGTCCGTAATCGCAGAAGCGTTCTGCATCAGGACCGTGTTCAGTAGAGCTTCCTTGAACCGTTTGCCGGTATCGCTCTTGAAGAAATTGTTGAGCGCGACCGCGTCATCCTTGCGCCATGGCAATGGATCAACCCAACGCTGGTGACGCGCAAAAGTCCATGCCGCACGGAGTCGGCCAAAGAATGTGATCATCAGCCCTTCTTCCTGCCGGCAGCCGCACGGCGCATGAACTCCGCAGCCCCGAGCTTCTTGCGCCCGATCCATGCCGCCAGAGCCTTCGGATCATCCGCGCCCTCCTTCTTGAGCTGCGTGGCCAACTTGCTGAACTTCGTAGGTTTCTTCTTCATGTGGTTACCATGCCTTGCACGACCAGTGCCTGGGCGTTGTCTTGTCCGTCGCCGTGTCGCAGTTGTGCCGCGCACGAAAGTTCTTCCGCCGACCCGGATCATCCTTCTTGATCTCCATCTTCGGATCACCGAACCGGACCTTGATCACAGTCCCCTTCGGATTGCGGACATACACAGCCTTCTTCTTCGCCTCGCCGGGCGTGTAGAACGGCTTGTTCAATGTCACCTTCTTGCCTTGGTACTCAGCCATATCAGGATTGGAACAGCGGTGATTCTTGGATCTCCTTCAACGTCCCATTGGTCCTCGCCTTCTGGAACCGCACCTTCGGAGGAACACCCTCCTCAAGCTGCTCCATCATCGGCGGCGGCGGCGGCGGCGGGGGAGCCGGAATCGCTTGGAACTCGCCACACCAGTCCATCGCATGGACAGTAGGCCAACAAGTGGGTCTGCCACTCGGCGGATACCTCCGACAGGTTCCATCGGCAGCACAGTATCGACAATCTCTACAGGTCATTGGACAGCAGGAACAGGGGCCGGGGCCGGGGCCGGGGCCTGCTGGGCCGCGAGCATCCCAGTACTCTCAAAAAACTTCTGGATCTCCTTCCGCAGCTTCCGCGCCTCATTCGTCGCCACCTGCTCGTAAGCCTGGAGCAGACTGTCCAGCCGGCTCATGAACGCATTCTTCGCCACAGGACTCAACACCTGACCCTGCTGCATCGCCCCATTCAGATACTGCATCAACACCCCAATCCTCCCCGCATAGTTCTGACCAGGCTTCGCAGGCACAGGCACACCCACGAGCAGCGTCGGGATCGTCTTCGCCTCATCCTCCAACTCATCCACCTGCTTCTGCCCAGGATCCCGCAACAACCGCTTCACCAGACTCGGATCATCCAACTCCATGATGCTCTTGTCCAACTCCACCTGATCCACCCAAGGCGAGTTCATGAACAACTGCTTCCGGTTGATGGCCTGCTGCACCATCACCTGACGACTCACCATGTCCATCCCACCCTTCGGCTCCAACTCATACTGGTCATGCAACGCAACCGGATCCGCCTCCAGCGAATCCTCCGCAAACCGATACCTCAGACTCTTGCTATCGTACTGCACATACAACGCCCACGCCTGACGATACAGCTTGCCCAACGCCATGCGGAACAGTCGCGCCCGCAAATCCCCACTCTGCATCGCCTGCGCATTGATGCTCTGGATCTCCGTCGCAGTCCGCCGGTCGCTGCCACCGCTCATCACACTGCCCATCGTGTAGTCCGGGCTCCCAATCCGGTTCTCCGCAACCGCCCGAGTCTGGTTCAACTCCTGATCAAAACTCACCGGCGGCTGCGGCATCTGCACCGGAGCCACCCCATACGGCAAGATCTGCCCCGGCTGAAACCGCAGATTGATGCTGTTCGGCAACTCCCGCTCCGCCCGGAACAACGGACGGTTGTACAACGTCATCGCATCATGCTTGTGGTTCCACATCGAGGTCATGCTCAACTCAAACGGAGCCAAGATCTCACACACCCCTCGAGGACTGAACCACCCCTTGTCCTTGATCTCATACGGGAAATCCACGAACGGACACTGCCCATGGTCATACGGCAACTCCATCGGGTCACGCAGATCCAGATCCACAGCCGCAGGACTGTAAAGATACACCTCCCACTTCCCAGCATCCGTCTTCCGATACACCTCCCAGATGATCACCCCATCCGTGTTGCTCGTGTAAGTAATCCCCTCACGCAGTTGCTTCGCGTCATTCTCACTCGCCGCACCCGGAATGTTGTCGTCCTCCTGCGGGTTCCCACGGATCCGCTGGATCGTCTTCGAGTCCGCCTTCCAACCAAACTGGCCAGCCATGCGCTTGTACGCACCCACACTCATCGGCATCACATGCACCGCCCAATCCGCATCCTGCAAATCCGTCGTGTACGGCGGCACCACGAAATACATCGGATCCACCGCCTCAAACCCAACCCTCTTGTCCCCAGGATTCCAGAAACACTTCATCACCCCACGCCCACTCATCAGCGTGTAATCCACCCAGCTCAACACCTCATCCACAAAGTTCGTCTTCTCCCGAATCTTGTAGTTGAACCAGTCCTCCGCGACCTTCGTGTACGCATTCAACTGCTGCCTCATCGGTACAAAGCTGGCCACAACATCCATCCCCAACGCCTGCTGGAGGAACAACGGCTTCAGCTTCTCAATCGCCGTGTCAATCAACGGCCAATGCAGGTCCGCAGCCTTCGGCCACGGCTTGTTCGTCCGCCGAAGCCCATGATGCCGCAACTCATACCACCGAGTCTGCCGCAACTCCCAAGGACTCCGCTGCTCGATACTCGTCAGTATCTGCCCCTGCAAATCACTCCGCCCCTTTTCAGTCATCATATTCCTTCACCCCTTCCTACCCCCCTACCTCACATCCAGCAAGCGCAACCCCCTCCGGCTCCAGTGGGCCAATCTCCTCCTCCATCCGCTCCAGCAAGCTCCTCCCATCCTCACCCACCGCCTTCAGATACTCATCCATCCTCTTCCCACCACCACCACAAAACGCCAGGACAAGCGCATCCGCACGATCAGGACTGTTGATCCCCCTCGCCCTCAACTCATCCTTCCCCTCCAGCGTCAGCTTCCCCTTCCCATTCGTCCGCACCTTCCGGGTCACCAACTGCTGCAACAACACCTCGTCATTCCCAACAGGCCCCAAGTTCACCTTCCCCTCCTCCACCATCCGACCAAACTCAATCCACATCTCCGCCGCACGATTCACAAACTGATCATCCCGAATCGCCCTCTCCCCAAAATTCACCCGCCTCACATCCCACCCCTCCGCTCGCAACGCATCACACATCACGATCCCCATCCCACCCACATCCGCATACACATCCTCCGCCTTCAACTTCCACTTCCGAAACTCACTGATAAACCTCCCCACACTCGCCATCGTGTCCTTGTCCCGCCACCGCACCAAGCCCTTCACCACGTTCCCCTGCCTCACCACAAGAACACTCTCATCCCCACCAGCACTGAAATCACACCCAGCAGTCAAACGGTGACCTTCCGTATCCTCCTTCGGCGGGCCACTCACCAACCTCTGCCAGTCCGCCGTCCGCACAGCGGTCAAACTCCCGTCATCCTCCATGAACTCCGCATGAATCATCGACCGCACCAACGGATGACCCTCTCCCCACCTCGCCACCTGCTCCTCAATCCACTCCTTCCGAATATGCGGACAATCATACGCCGTCACCGTGAACGTCTTCCACTTCCCATCATTCCTCCGAAACACCTCATAGAAATACCCGCTGCTCCCACCAGGACTACTCATCAACAACACCCGCGTCGGCTGACACCGCTCCATCGACTGAAAGATCCCGTCCGGCACAGCCTTCGCCTCATCCACCACATACAACAAATCCCCACTCGGCCCCTGCACATGCCACCCCTCAGCCTTCTCAGGATTACTAGCCGAAAACCCAATACACCGACTCACCAACTCCTGACCATCCACCTTCCTCGGATACACATACCGCACCTCACCATCCTTGATCGAAAACCCATTCTCCTCACCCCCCAACCCATTGATCATCTTCCGCAAATGCGGCCACAACGCATCCGCCACCTGCCGATACACACCAGCCGTACACACCACCAAACTTCCCGGCCAACGAAGCATATGCCAAATCACCACACTCGCCGCCACCATGCTCGTCTTCCCTGACCCATTCGCAGCCTTCAACGCCACCTTCGCATGCTTCTCATTCAACGCACCCAACACCGCCTTCTGCCACGGATACACATCCCGTAGGCCAAGCATCATCTCAGGAAAGTTCTCCAGCCTCTGCGCCTCCTCCAACATCTTCCGCTGCTTCCACGCAGGAATATGCGAACCCATCCCCAACGAAGGAGAACGTTTCCGCTTTATTTGCTTGACAGGCATAAAATTGTGGGCGGTTGGAAGAGGGGGGTATCAGGGAACCTCCACCCCCACCCTGGGGGTCGTCCCCCCCCCGTGGTGTCATTTAGTATTACCGAAAGCTCCTAGTAGTGCGCCGCTTATTGACAAATCCTTACCATTCTTCCCTGTGTGCTCGAGCTGCGCCCTGGCAACGTAGCCACGAGTACGCTCGAGCAACCACGCGGAGCCTTGCCATCCGGGGCCGGCGGTACGCACTACGCATGACATCTCAAGCTCGCCTTCCAATCGGGCTTTCTCTAGTTCGGCAGCAAAGTCCGGGTTTGCTTTTAGGTACGCATGCCAAGGGCCGGCATTCCCGCTCGGGAATCCGCAGAGGATAGCCACCCGCTCAAGCGGGATTCCTAGCTCAGCGGCGCGGATCGCCTTTTTTCTGTCCTCTACGGGAATGACTTTACGGGGCCTTCCCACCTTCCGTTTCCCCTCTGCTTTCTGCCCCTTCCCGCTCACCTCAAGAGCCATTCCTTCCATCCCCCCCCTTTGCCCCCCATCTTCCCCCCGCGAAAGTTTTCCCAACTTTCTTGTTGCTCTCCATCGCTCTCCGTTGCACCATGTCGCACGTGCCCCGATTACCGGGGCGATTCAATCCAATGAAATCCCTAAAAAACCTACTGTCCGCCCTTGCGATCCTCGCCTTGGGCTTCCTTGTCGTCGCAACTATCGTCTTCCTTCTGGTTGACGCTATCCTCGGGGGTGTCCTTTGAAGCTCGCCTTCGTTGCATCCTTTCGGTCCGGCGGCTATGGACGGTCCGGCCGCTATGTTTACGGGGCCTCTTGGCGGTCAGACAAAATGAAGCAAGGCCTCCGGGCCATGGAAGGCGCTGAGATTGCACCGGTCAACGGCGTCCCCATGAGAGCCCGGGAAACGGTCCTTGCGTCAATGCTAAGGGCTGGAATCTTCCCCCCGGCTGAGACCGCGGCCGCCGAGTCTCCCAGTCAATACGTCAAATACCGGCGTCAACGCCTCCGGGCGTCCATGGACAAGCCTTTGGAGTCTGTAATCCGAAAGGCAAAGCAAAGGATGCCGAAGGGGACGCTCTTAGGCGTTGAAATAGAACACTATCCGGCGGCCGGCAATCCGGCTTTGGCGGCCGTATCGGACCGGGCCGGCCGGAGCCTGACCGATTGCGTCCATGACGGGAGCCTGAGGGCCGGCGGCCTTGAAGTCCGGCGGCTAACTTGGGCCGGGGCCAATGGCCGGCTAAACGGCATCCTTGGATTGGCTCCGATCCTTGCGGGAGGCAAAGTTGATACCCGTTGCGGCCTGCATGTGCATGTGGACGTCCGGCACCTTCACGTCCCCGGGATGGGACGGGTTGGCGATGCGGGTTGTGACGCTGGGGAAACGTATGATCGGCTCTGCCGGTTGTATCCGATCCTCAAAAAGTTAGTCCCCCCAAGCCGCCTTCGTTCAAGTTACTGTCGGTGGCGAAACAACCGGCCGGAGTCCGAAGATTATGTGCGGTCCCGCGAAGGTAACCGTTACGCTGCCCTCAACTGGGACTCTTATTCGGAGCACGGCACCATCGAATGGCGCATGCAGGGGGGTAGCTGTAACCCGGTCAAAATCGAGTCTTGGGCTTTGCTCTGCCAATTCCTTACCCGTTGGGCCAGCGTCAGGGAAAATTGCATGCCCCGGAGCTGGGACCAATTCCTAGCTATCCTCCCGCAATGGTTGGCCAGCTGGTGCATCCTCAGGCGGGAGCGGCTTTATGGCGACCTCGGGCCTTGCTCTGACAGGGTCCTTTCGGCCGTTGACGGGTCCAACGAAGGGGGGGAGGCCTGAGTTATGTGTAAGCTCTTTATCGCCTGCGGCCGGCTTTCTCGTGCCGACACTCTATCCTTGATTGCGAAAGCCGCACATGTCTTTAGCCGGACCCAGCGGGACGGTTTTGGATTCGTTGCTTACGGCCCGGGCGGGACGGCCATTGGCCGCTATTTACAACCCGGGAATTACCCGGGATTCGGCTCTATCCTCCCGGGATGGGTGGACGTTGACCGTTCCGAAAGCGGTAAGCTTCCGGCTGTCGTTACGGCACTGGTCTGCCATGGGAGGACCGCGACAAGCCGGGTGACGCTGGCCAATGTCCATCCTTTCGCCTCTAAGGATGCGATCCTTGCGCACAACGGCGTCCTGTCATGGATTGGCCCGGGCCCGGCCCCGAAAGCGGCCCAAGGATGCGACAGTGAACAGTTCCTAAACTGGTTTAGGGTTCGCAAGGATCCTTGGTCCGAGACGTCCGACAACTGGTCCGGGTACGGTGTTTTCGGCATCCTCGATCCAAAGCGGGGCCGGCTTACCGTTGCCAAGTGTGGGTCCGGCCGCTTGTCCTATGCTGCGGCCGATAGTGGGACGCATTACTGGTCAACGGAGTCTGGGGACGTTGAAACGATAGCCGGGGCGGTAGAGCCGGCCGGCCGGGCCTTCCCGATGCGGTCGAAGACTCGTTGCGTGTTCGACGTGCGCGGCCGCAAGGTCCGGCTTGTCGAATTGAATGATTGGTCCGGCTTTGGGGAAAGGGAGCGGGATGTGGATTGGTTCCGCTCGATGGGTGAGTCCGGCGGCAGATCCTCCCGGCGGTCTGTTTCTGCGGCTCCATTGGCCCGGGATGGATTCCCAGACTGGGAACCTAGTCCGGCCCAAGCGGTCCTTGCCAATGGGGGGATGCAATGAGGCCGTTGGTCCGGGCCTTGGGCTTCCTTGCTCTTTGCTTCCTTTGCTTCCTTTTGATGCTGCTCTCGGCCCTAGCTAGTATCGTGAGGCGATAGCTTAGGCTCCGTTTCCTTCGCGGCCCCTTGGGGATTCCCCTTGGGGCCTTTTCTTTGCCTAGTGGGCCAGTCCATGGGCACCAGGTTGTGCCCCTTTCCTTCCTTCCTTCCCGCTTCCCGCTTCCCGCTCCCTTCCCTTCCTACCCGTACCCGTTCGCCAGGATTCCCCCATCGGACACTCGATGTCCTATCCTCCCAGGGTGAGACATTGGATGTCCTATCCTTGCCATACGCCATACCGGGATTCGGGATTCGGGATCTGGGATCTGGGAATGGGGGCTCTGGAAAATCGGACAAATTCCTGCGTGGTCTGCCGCATTTCGCTGGGGAGGCCCGTAAACATTGGTCGGGATGGTGTCCAGCGATTTCCTCATGGTGCGAAAGATTCCTGCTTGACGCAGGGGAGGATGGTGCGGTAGGTTGGGTCCATCGCCGCATGGTGCGGTGGATGAAACGAAAGGAATGCTGTGAGTTTGGAAGAGATCAAGTCTGCTGTGTTGGCTGGCAAGGTGGTGCGGTGGAGGAATGGAGGGTATCGAGTGGTGTTTAGTGGTCGTGGGAATCGGTTCCTGATTGAGTGTGTGTTCAACGGGAGTTGCACCTCGCTGACGTGGAGTGACGGGGTGACGATGAGCGAGAAGCCTGAGGATTTCTTTGTGGAGGAAGGGGGTGCCCGGTGAGTGATTCGTGCATGGTGACGACGAGTTTCCAGATG